GGATTGTTGAGGTTTAACTTGTGGTGTTGGAGCAGCAGTCGGAGTTTCAGTTTCTCTACTGAATTTATTAATATCTCCGTACTTTTTCTGTATATCTCCCATTCTGTCGGCTTTACCGAATTGGTCATCAAAATTTTCGAGTGCTTGTGGTGTTTGATTGTATTGTTCAATTTTTTTCATCATCTGAGCCTCACCCATTTGATTAGATAACTCATCAGGACCAACAAAGTTTCCTATACCAATATAATCTAAGAAACCTAACCACCACTTGGTTTGACCCATTAATATTTTAATTCTTCTACCCTCAGGACTTCTAAATAATCTCGGTATTCCTCCGAAAAAAATCTGACTGAGGGCACCTGGCTTAGATAACGTTGCCGCGTCAAAAATCTTAGTGCTTTTTACAATATCCAAAAGGGTTTCAACATCTCCCAACTTTGCAGTTCCTTTAGCAAAGTCACCTGCAACACTCGCAGCAAAACTTTTACTGGTCAAACTTTTCTTACCCGCATTTTGAAGTATCTTCAAATAATCAGTCATGGTGTTCTTTAAACCATTGAATGGTCCAAGGGGAAGTGCATCCAAAGTTCCAATCACATTATCTCCTGTCTTACCTCCAAACTTTTGAATCATTTTACCAAGGGCATTTGGTGCTTTTGCAAAATCATCAACTAATTTACCTGCTGCGATGTATTGTTTACTTCCTGGTGTCGCAGTCTTCATGATTTTCAATGCTTTATCTAATGCTTTAGTAGAATTGGTTCCCAATTTCGCTGCTCCCATAATAGATTTACCCACAACGTCACCAAATGCTGGTATCGCACTTACCAAACTAAGAATACCGAATAGTGTATCACCTTGTGTGAAATATGATATTGCATTGATACTATCTGTAATTGGAGTAGGGTCAACTATACCCAAAAAATCCATCGCTGTGTTGTACCACTTGGCTTCCTTAAGAGACTTTTTCTGAGGATAAAGATAATTTAGAACATCAACAACTACCTTCTTTTCCTCTTCAGTAAGTTTCTCCCACTTTTTTGAAATTTTTTCGTAGGGACTTTCTGTGATTCTGTCTTTTATGAGTTCTAATTGAGATTGTGAAATAATGTACTCCGCCATCAAAGATTTTCTTTATAAATATCCAAACAAATAAAAAAAGGGTCTTAAGACCCTTTCATTTCTAATTTCAATTGTTTGTTCCTATCTACAAAGTGTTGTACCCTTTGTCGAGCCACTTCACAATAGTTTGGACTGAGTTCAATCCCCACCCATCTTCGATGTAATATCTCTGCGGCTGCCACACTTGTACCTGAACCACAGAATGGGTCCAAAACCAAATCATTTTTGTAGGTGAGTATCTTAATCGCCTTCATTGGAATATCCATAGAGAATGTAGCTTTAGTCATTTGTTTTGTGTCCGCGAAATAATCCCACTGACCGTAAACTAACTCCATAAACTCTTTCTTATCCTCGTCCTGATAGACAGTTTTCTTTTTAACTGTACCATCTTCTTGTTGAAGGTCAACAATATCACTCTTCCATTGAGATTCACCTTTTACCTTTTTGATGTGATTTTTCTTGTATGCCAAAATCACACATTCTTTTGGGTTATAGATATAAGGTGCCGATGGAGACATCCAAGAACCCCAAGCTGTGGTCTTACTTCTATGAGGTGAATTTTCATTTAGGTCGACCAATCCATAGAACTTGTAACCAATCTTTTGCATAATTGACCATAACTCGGCAACCATGAAAATCCTTCCACCTTTATCTTGACGGTTGATTTCGTAGGGAATATTGAGAGCAATTCTTCCATCATCTTTTAATACTCTGTAGGCTTCAGTCAACCAGTCTTTTGAGAAAATTTTATATTCCTCGAAATCAACGTCATCGTTATGTGTGTCGTACTCAATTCCAACACCATAAGGTGGAGATGTTACTATGAGGTCTACTGTACTTTCTGGCATCGTCTTCATTACCTCAATACAATCCCCGTTGATTATTTTATTTACAAAATTTTCCATTATAATCTTTTAATACTTTAAATCTAATAATTTTTTTCCATTATAGTTTTCCTTCCTGTCTCATTTGTTCACGAATCTTTGTTGCAGAGATATCATGAATTTCTTGAGGTGGGATGTGTTCAATAATATCATAACCCACCCCTCTTCCGAAATTTACAGATTCAATATCAGGAATAACCATTACCTTAACTCTTTCATCACCAACCAATTGCCACAATTCCTTTTTGATATTCATTTCAACTTCAGTAGCCGAAAAAGGATTTTTTTCGTCAGGTTTGATGTCTCTTATACAGATAAGAACATTCTTACCTTCGTTTAATCTTTGGTCAACAAGCCATCTGTGTCCTGAATGCCATGGTTGCCATCTTCCGATGAACATTGAATATTGTTTAGCCCCTGTATTTTTTAATTTAGGGTCTCCCTCAACGTGTACTTTTTGCATATTCCAAAAGTTTTTTTACTGATTCTTCAACATCATCAAATGTTGTATCCATATCAAAGTAGTTCTCAACGGGTTGTTGATAATCACTTACAAAGTAATTTTCTCTACCTCTTTGTTCCGTTGTGTGTACGAACACCTCGACAATATTATTCCCCATCTTTTCTTTGAACTTATCTCTTTGGTCTTTATAAGGGGAAACCAAAGAAACTACAACATCTCTACCTTTCTTTTGAAGATAATGAGCAATTTGTTGTGCAAGTTCAACGTTTTTTCTTCTACCTGTTTCTGAATAATCTTTATTTTCGAAAAGGTCCCTGAGGTCATCACCATCAATATGGAATACACCAGGTTTATCCAAAAGTATTCTTTTACAAATTGTTGTTTTACCTGAACCAGGTTGACCTGTTAACCAAATAATCATTTTTCTAAATTTTGAATTTTCCTGTTTAAATAGAATGCAGCCTTTTTTAGGTCTTCCAACTCCTTAGTTACACATTTTTTTCCAGCTCTAGCAACGTATTTTACCACATTGAAAAGGTAGGCATCACTATCCAATCCCCAAGCTTCACATACCTTTATTACTTCATATGGGTTATCAGCTCCACCATAGTGGGCTGGTCCATTTACCATTTCTTTTTTTTCGTTATCCGACGACATATTAACCGTATTTTATTAAATAAATTATGATTATCACCCAACTGATTACTAAACCACTCAGGTATAGAACAAGACCTTTATCTTCGTTTTTCATTTTTTCCAAGAGTTTCTATCATAACCCACCAAATCAAAATAATAAGAAAAGTTATAGTATATTAAATCTGCCAATCTTTTATCTAAAACTGGTCTGTGATAATAAACTTTCTCTTTGAATGGGTTTTTATTCATAAGTTTTTCCAACTCACCTGATTTGTAAAATTCAGATTCGCGGATGAATGGAATTTTGAGGTAATCCTCCAATAGATTTTCGACCCTAATAAAATAATCAGGTTTTCTGTATTTCAGAAGGGATATAAAATTGAAGTGATATTTTTCTTGGAATCGACTTTCAAGACCAATTTCAAATCCCTCTTGAACTTTTTTAGGAAACATTCCATCATAACATGAAGTTGATTGAGTGTATGGGTTTCTACAAGTTAGGATGAGTTTATAATCCAAATGGTTTTTGGGTAAACCAATATAATGATTATGTTCAAAACTATTTTTGAGAAGTACTCCACCATTCATAACATCATAAGAAGAAAACTCAAAATTGTCGAAAATTTTCCAAGCCAATCTTGATGCAGTATGTGCAGGTGTCCAAACGAAAACCTTATTCTTCTCCGATATGTTCAGTGCTTGCATTATTACCCCACTTTTTTTCCATGTATTCTATATACCTGTGAGTTTTATTTCCGTTATAGAACATCCATGCGATGTAATAATCGAACCACCAATCTAATTTCTTGAGAATTTTATTCCTCATTAACCAAAGTATTTTTCTATTGCTTCAAGTTTATCGTCAGCGTCTACCAACATTTGAAGAGCCTCTTCAGCATTCTTGTAAAAGTCTCCTGTTGAGTGGTCTCCAATACCAGCGGCGTGGTTAGATAGAAGTTCCAATGTTAAAAGTGCTTTAGACTTTTGAGCTTCAGCTTCCAAACGAAGCATTTCGAATAGATGAATTTTTACGTTTCCCATTATTGTTTGTTTTTATGTTTTTCGGAGCGTTCTCCTTTTTTA